CAACAGGTGTAATGCCAACATTTCTTGCACCAACAGTGCGAGCGACTACCCTATAATTACCTTCAAGCTTTGCTATGATTGGTTGTTCTTTTGCTCTAGAACGAGCGTATTCATGAAGAACACCAACGTATTCCCATTCAGCATCTACTTTGAATATTTGATTTCTCCACCAAGAAAATTCTTCTCTTCCTAGACGAAGAGCATATGAATCAACTTTATTTCCTGGTGGTAATTTGAATTCACCATGTAGATAATCATCTGCATCGATCATATAAGCATATTCTGCTTTACCCTTACAAAGATCTAATGCTTCTGTTCTTGATTTACCAAAACCTTTCCATTCCTTTTCATGTAATTCTCCAGGAATGCCTTTCTCTTGAAAGAAGTTTTTGATAATATCTTGGGTTCCATCTGTTGATCCTGTATCAACTATTACCCAATAATCTATAAGTTTATATACTGAATTAAGACACTCTAGAATCACATGTGATTCATTTTTTACAATCATTGACAAAGAAAGTCGATGCATAATTAAGATCCTTTATCTTATTTATACGCTATAATTTGTAGAATTATTAAAATAAGTTGTAACTACATCTTCAATATAATCTAGTTGTTCGTCTGTTATGACTGGACTAGTCCCTAAAAAAAATGTGTCAGTAGTAACTTTTGTTGCGACTGGAAAATCTTTCTTTGCATTACCAGAATAAATTCCTTCATATGCTGGTTGAAGAAGAACATTTCCACCAAAATAATTTCTAGTCTGTATCTTATTGTCTTCAAGATACATAGTAAATTCATTTCGTTTAAGATATACTCCATCTTTAACTGTTAATGGGAAAGCAAACCAAGAAGGATCTGATTTTTCAGTTGCTTTTGGTAGATGAAAAATCTTATCATATTTTGAAAAAATTTGGTATAGACGATTAAAATTTTTCTTTCGAAGTTCAATAATCTTATCTAACTTCTTAAGTTGAACTAATCCTATTGCCGCTTGCATTTCAATTGGTTTTAGATTATAACCAATCTCTTCATAGACATATTTGTGATCAAATATTACTCCAGGAAAACTTGGCAACCATTCACTGAATCTCTTCTTACACATTCCATTTCGAAGACAAGAAGCACCCTTACCAGAACAATAACAACCTCTTCCCCATTCACGAAGACTTTTAATTACTGTATCTTGTTCATCAGTTTTAGATGCAACAAATCCTCCTTCTCCCATTGTAATATGATGTGCAGGATAAAACGAACATGATGCAAATTGACCGAAAGATCCTAGTAATTTACCATCATATTTACTACCAAGAGCATCACAACAATCTTCAAGAAGAATAAGATTATACTTATCAACAATCTCCATTAACTTATCCATATTAGGTGGATTACCAAGTACATGTGCAAATGCAAGAACTTTAGCACCATTTTTTGCTGCTTGTTCAACTTGATCTAAATTTAGATTTAAAGTATCTACTTCAATATCAACAAAAACTGGTTGAAAACCATTTTGGATAATTGGATTAATTGTTGTTGGAAAACCAGCGGCAGGAGTAATTATCTTTGTCCCTGGACCAAAATTATAAAGTCTTTTAGATTTTAATGCAGTAATCATTAAAAGATTAGCACTTGATCCACTATTTACTAATGCACCGTGTTGTTTTCCAAGTTTTTCTTTGAATTGTCTTTCGAAACGAAGACCATGATCTCCAAGAACCAACCAACCATCAAGAAAACAATCTATACCAGCAATAAATTCTTCATCATCAAAGTAATTGCCAGCATATTGAATTGTATCTTTTCCTCGAATCCATTTTTTTGTTTGTTTTCTTTTTAATTGAACAAGTTCTTTTATTTTACGATCAATTTCATCACCAGATAAATTCACATCAATCATATTAACCTCTATTTTTTAGAATATTATAAGTATTAATTATACCCTGTTTTAGTCCTATTTCATTTATATTTAGATCATGTGCAGAATCACAATAAAATTCTAAATGTTTTTGGCTTTGAATTATAACAGGAACTTTGTGATTGTCTAGTGAATTTATAAAATTTGCTATTTGCTTTAATGTAAACTTAATCTCGTAACTACAATTTGATTCTTTTGGCAAATCACTATTTACTAGATAATATTCCACTAAAGATAATAAATCTTTCATGTAGTAAAAATCCATGATTTTATCGTTAAATATTATCATTGGTTGATTGCGAATATGTCTTATGATATTTGCTTTTACAAATCGAGTTTCTAATTCATTCTCATCAAATACATTAAATATGCGAATATTGTAAAAATTATTAGTATTTTGAATTGATTCTGCAATTCTTTTTTTACTTTCACCATATGGTGTATTTGATGCAAATATTTCTGCACCTGAACCAAAAGATATAAGTTTACCAAACTGATGTCTTTCATTATATAAATTGTAATACATTTTTAAATTTGATTCTATAATGCTAGAATCATCAGATTTTAATCTGCTCCCACCAGATATTGCTGTATGTATTACTACATCAAATGTTTTATCACGAAACCACTTATGAACAGCTGTAGTATCTTCAAGGTCAAAATCGTGACGAGTGACTGCGAGTATATTATAATTTAAATTTTGCTTTAATTTTTTTGCGATGTATCCATTACCGCCTGTTATTAAAATATTCATTTTTTATAAATTATAGCCGTAGCCCATTGATTCTTAATATCGTTATGTATTATTATTTTGTCTATGTTATCAGTAAGATAGGAGGTTTCTTCATCTGTTAAATAATTAGATATTATTTGTTTATTTTCAATAAAACCATTCAAAGTATACCATGTTGGATTATTATTCATTCCATTACAGTTGGCAACACCAGGTAATGTTATATCTTCTAAGATATAAATGCCCCCAGGTTTAACATATTTAAATAAACTAGCAAATGAAATCATTTGATGATTTGCATTATGTGATCCATCCTCAAGAATAAAATCAAAAAATACATTATTAAATGCATTATGCATAGATACAAAATCGTCTCGGTTGCCCTGATCTCCATTGTAAAAATACACATTAGTGTTATTTACAAAAAATGGATGATTTTTCATATCTCTAATATCAAATGCATATATATTTGCATTTTTAAAATATTCTTTCCACATATTTAAAGATTCACCACCAATGGATGAAGTTTCTAACCAAACACCAACTTCCAATAAAGAAATATCTTTATCTCTTAATGGCGTTAATAATTCATCATATATTGGTGCATAACCATGTTTACATGGAGTTTCAAACATAGTACCTTTATCGGTTTTATAAAAATTTGCTAATTCATCTAATGTTTTAATTTTTATCATTTTATATCTTTCTAAATATTGCTAAATAATTTATTGATTTTGGATCCAACACTAATTCAACTAATTCAAAAGATTTATTAATATCTAAATTCTGTTGATTATTTAAAAAATGGCTTTTAAAAATTCCAGTTTTTTGTGTATTGATTAAATCTTCACACAATAATGCGTTATCATATTTAAACATCCCACGACTAGTTTTTGGATTTTGAATATCTTCCATAAAATAATATCCATTTTGTTTTACTAAATCTTTTGCTTGCCACAAACTTACTGCCATATGATTTGGCCAATGACTACCATCTTCAATAAAAAAATCAAAATTATTTGGGCATTGTTCTTTTATTTCATTCCAATCGCAAAAATTTCCTTGATCAGCATATATAAAATTTACACCCAATTCATTTAAAAAATTTATATCTTTAGTTTTATCTTCTAAATAATTACCCCAAAAATTATCCATCCCATATAATTCTACATTTTTAAAAAATGTTAACCACATTTTTTGTGAAGCGTATGGAAATCTTTTATCACAAATTCCTATTTCAAATAATTTAACATGATCTTCTCTATAATTATTCATATACTTTTCATAGGTTATAGTATATGACATAGAAAAGTGCTCTGGATAATCTTTACTCCATGATAAAGATTTTGAATCAGCATTACCTTTATCTGTTTCAAACAAATTTGCAATTTCTGTTAATGATTTAGTATTGTCATACAGTGAACGATTATAATTTGTATTTTTAAAAAGTTTCATATTAAGTTTTCACATTCATATCTGTCAATTCGCCTGGAATAATTTTTCCATTTTTATCAATTCCTTTAGAAATAACTTTTGGTTCGTGTTGTTCATTAGGATCACTGAATATTTCAATTAAAATACTTTCTTTATTTGAAAATACTTCATTTAATTTAGGATCTAACATATCATTTGTTTTAATAGAAATATACTTCAAACCAAATGCATTAGCTATTTTTTCAAATGAAGGAATTGAAACACCAGAAGAAATTTCAGAAGCAACTAAATTTCCTTTAAAAAATGAATTTTGAGTTAATTTGATTGATAAGTAACCACAATTATTTAGAATAAATATTTTTATTGGTACTTTATTATGACAAACTGTTTCTAATTCTTGTAGATTCATCATAATACTTCCATCTCCTTCTATGCATATTATCTCTTTTTTACTTCCATAATGTGCTCCAATTGCTGCTGGCAATCCATAACCCATTGGAGCAGTTCCTTCATTACTAAAAAGTCTTTGTTTGCCTTTTAAGGTTATAGTTTTTAAAGGTACTACATGAGCTGTTCCATCACTAGTTACTATAATTGAATCTTCTGATAAATATTTTTCTAATTTATTAGAAAAAACATAGCTACTAACATAATCTTTTAAAAACTTATGTTTTTCTAAAACTAATATTTCATTATTTCTATATTTTTTAATATTATTTTGCCATTCACTTATATCATTTACTTTAACATTTTTAATCATGTTAAAAAACAAACGAAGATCAATACACCAACCTATTTTATTTTTAAATTTTAATTTTTTAATTTCGTTTTTATCAACATCGATTATAAATTTAGTTGCCCCAGGAGCAAATTTTGATTGATCATATCCAATCATTTTTGGATTTAATCTAGATCCAAGAGATATTACTAAATCTGACTCCTGTATAATTTGATTTGATGTGCGTTGTCCTAAAATTCCAAACCTACCAGCATAATATTCATAATCAGAATTTACAACATCAACCGCTGAATGGGGTCCAGTTAAGACTGGAATACCTGTTTTATTTAAAAATTCTAGTAAATTATCAACATTATTTGACACACGAACACCATTACCAACAACAACAACTGGTCTTTTACTTTTTAACAGTAATTTTTGAAGTTTATTTAAATATAACGAATTGATTATTTTATTATTTTTTTGCTTTGGTAAAATAAATTTTTTTAATTTAGAAATATTAACTTCGCTGCTCTGTATGTCAAGTGGTATATCTAACCACACAGGCCCAGGACGCCCAGAAACTGCTAAATGATATGCCTTTTCTAAATGGTACAATATACTGTTTTTATCTGTTATAGTAACAGCATATTTCGTCATAGGTCTTACTGTATCAACAATATTATATTCTTGCTGTCCTATTTGCCTACAACCAGTTCCATTTGACAATTGATCAGATGGAACTTGTCCAGAAATTACAATCATAGGAATAGAATCCTGAAAAGCACATAAAACTCCTGTAAGAGCATTTGTTCCACCAGGACCAGTAGTGACCAAAACACAACCAGGTATATTTTTTATTCTTGCATATGCTTCTGCTGCCATAGAACAAGCTTGTTCATGATGATTGCAGATATATTTTAATTCTTTATTTTTCCCCAAAGAATCAATTAAATGCATACATCCACCACCAGACACAGTAAAAACTGTGTCTATTCCTTTATCTTTTATAAATTTAAAAACTAAATCAGAAATTTTCATATTAAATATCATCCACGATTAAAGGAGAATCCTTTTTTAAATTTCTCAAAGCAATCGCATCATTTTCAATAAAATCTCTTGAGGTTAATTGATTTATTTCTTTCTGATATGGAATAGCAGAATATAAATCATCTAAACTCACACTTTCTCCTTTATTTATATCTCTTTTTAGATACAATCCGCGATATAAAGATTCTAAATATTTTTTTTCCTTGTCATCAATAATTCTTCTAATTAATGATGAAGAACCACACATTTCAACTGCTTTATTGTATGATTTAAACCAAGTATCAATTTGTTCTGGTGTTGAACAATAACTAGATATTTCAGTTTGTTGGTGATCTTTTGGATATGGAATATCTATGTGTCTCTCCCATGTTCTAACGCCCTTACCATATGATATCAACACAGAAGAATACCAATCATGATATTCGTGAGTAGATAATCCTATAACTATATTTGGATATTTTAGTTTTAAATAATCAATCTGATGTAATTCTAATTCATTATCTTCGCTTGGATATTTTGAAACACAATGATTAACTGATATTAAAATATTTCTATTTGTAAAATACTTAACAACATCATCTATCTGTTTATCATTTGCTCCACCCGTTGAAATAATTACAGGTTTTTTTGTTGATGCTATTTTTTTAATTAATATCCAATCATTAATATCAGCACTTGCTATTTTTATGATAGGTAAATTCATAGAAACACACCAATCTACAGATTGCTCATCAAATGGAGTTGCCATTGGAATACAATCATGTTTACGAATATAATTAATGAGTTCTTCAAATTCGTCATATGTTAATTTTGTTTTACATGTTTTTTGAATATATCTACTTCTTTTAGGTAAATTAGTTAACTCTTCACCTTTTCCTTCAGTTTTAAAATCTTTATGAATAAATGTATCTACATCTCTAAACTGTAATTTAATTGCTGCTTTAACTTTATTTGTTTTTACAACTTTAGCAAATTGTTTTACAATTTGCTTTCCTCGTTTTAATGATCCCCAATGATTATTTGCTAACTCAAGAACAAATAAATTTTCAAATATATTATTTACCATATAAATTTTTCCTGATAGTGTTTTACTATATCTTTTAATTCTTTTTCAAAAATTTTAATTGGATTCCAACCTAATGATCTTAGTTTAGAATCATTCAATGCATATCTTACATCCTGTCCAGTTCGATTGAAAGACAAATCAATATAATTTTGTAATTTTTCTTCTGGAATATTATGACATTTCAAAATTTGATTTACTGTTTCAAAATTACTTTGTTCAAATCCACCACAAATATTGTATATTTCATTTTTAACATCTTTATCAATAATATTTAAAACTGCTCTTGCTGTATCTTCAGCATGTAACCAATTTCTTATAGGTGTTCCATTGTTATGAAGTGGTATTTTTCTCCCCAAAGCAAGATATTTACATGATTTTGGAATTAATTTTTCAACATATTGACCTATTCCATAATTATTTGTTGGTCTAACAATAACATATGGGATTCCATACGTTCTAGCCCAGGCTAATATTAGCATATCTGCTGCTGCTTTAGTCGCTGAATATGGATTGGATGGCTTAAGTAAATCTGTTTCTGTGTGAGCACCTTCTTCAATATCTCCATAAACTTCATCAGTGCTAAAATGAAACAAGGTTGGTATTTTTCCAGTTTCTTGCCTATAATTTCTTATCAATTCTAATAAATTATGTACACCGTCTATATTTGATTTAATAAAATCATCACTATTTGCTATAGAATTTCCAACATGTGTTTCTGCTGCTGTATTAATTACATAATCACAGTCATATAAAAATTTAAGATCATTTATATCACAATGTACAAATGAAAAGTTTTCATATTTTGTAAATTCATTTAATAAATCTTTATTTGCAGCATATGTTATTTTATCAACACCTTTTACATACCATCCTCGCTGTAAACATAAACGAGTTATATATGAACCAATAAAGCCTAAACAACCTGTAACATATACAATTTTTTTCATTTTAAAATTCTCTATCATATTTTATTAACAGATGTCAATATATAAAATATTTTTATTTAAATATAAGTAATAATTGATAACATATATTTATGTTCTTATAAAAAATTATTAAAGTAAGATTTTAATATTCTTTCTCTATGTCTATTAGAGGCTCCAGTTAAATGACATAAAAAAGATTTTTCATTCCATGGATAAGGTATATCTCCTCTAGTGGCCCATTGTTCAGCATACATTTCTCTAGTTGGAGCTGCATTTAAATAATCATGATCAAGAATTTTCATCATATTTTTATAAGGTGTTCTAAAATATAAAAAATTCATAGCTTCTTGTTCATGTTTAGCTTTTCCAACAAGACTATAAAATACTTCAAGAAAATGTTCAGTATTTTTATTTTTAACAAACATAAAATTACCGCCACTTATACTATATTTTCCATTCCAATCATATGATGCATAGAATGTTATGTCTTCTTCTATTGGAAAATTTTCTATTTTAATTTGATCATTTGTTATTATGGAATCGGCATCAATCCACACTACTATATCATAATAGTTTAACATATCGGATGTTCTAGCCGCTCTCATAAATCCCATATTACTTTCATCTATATTTTTTTCTTTATCAGAACCAAAATCTTCAATTTTTAATAAATCATAACCATGTTTAGAAGCATATCTTTGTTTAGAAGGAAATGTCATTTCTGCTATTTGTTTAATAGGCAAATCACCACCAGCAGAATAAACATCTAGTTGTAATTTCCCTATTCCAGTTACTAATAATACTCGCTTATTCATAATTTTAATATTCTTTCTATAATGTTATCACAATATTGTTTTGATTTTTCAAAATTAATATTTATTTTTTCTAAATTACTATAGTAATAATCATCAGTAAATTTAAAATTTATAAGATCATCAATATTTAACCAATATGATGTATCAAAAAAATCTGATATGTTTGGACATCCCCAATATATAGGGATTGTTTTAGTTATCAGACAATCTACTATTTTTTCAGAAAAATAATTTACTTCTTGTGTGCTTTCAATTGCTACTGAATACATGCTATTAAATAGATGTATTTTATCATCATTGGGTAATGTTGGAACATTTGGTATCATAAAACGTGTTGAACTATAAAATTTTTTAGATACTAAAATTTTATCTTGATTTTGAAATATAATATGTCTTAGATTATATCCAGGTTTTCCATATAAAGATCCACATACCATAGAAAGACTTAATTCTTTCTGAAGAGTTACTAGATCATTAGTAAATTTTCCAAATGAATCTGGATGATGTTTTGACTTATTTAACCATGTTGTTCCGTACACCATGAACTTTGCGTTTGAACATTTATCTAAAACTTCTGGATTTGATGTTACAATTTTATCATACTTTTTGTGATGCTTTATAATATTTTCTACAGGTTCAACCCATCTAGAAGTTGTTGGTTCATTTACATGACAAAATATTTTATATGAATTTTCACCAATAAACGATGGTTCTCCATTTGGAAATTTATTAGTACCAAATCTTGTAAAATATATTTCTGTTGGATGCATGATATCTGGAATATCTTCAGAAGATATCATATAATCAGCATTCAATATTACAGGTTTCATTGATTCACCAAAAACTTATTTCCTGGGCTTTGAAATTTAATATTGTGTTCATCAAAACCCATATCTCTCAATACCTGTTCTTTTGATTCTCCATCCGCTAATCCCATTGTAATTACTGGTTCTCCACCTTGAATCGGTATACCAGGCCAAACACAATAAGCATTTCCTAAAAAAGCCATACGAACACCAGTATTCTCGTTTATCATTTTCATGAATATCTTTAACAAAACTTCATGATCAAATGCAATATTTGCTTGTCGTTCTAATTCTTCACTTGCCTCAATCCAAGCATATATAAATTCATAAGATTTTGGTGTTTGATTTAAGTATATTGGTGATGCTTTTGGCATACCAATAGTTGTATCTTCCTTTGTAGGAACTTTAGGAAATGCCATAGCTAAATCAACTTTATCGTGAAACTCATCAAAAACTTCAAGAGGTTTATGTACAATTGAATCTACATCTAACCAAACAAGTGGTGTTCTTAATTCGTTCATCATCTCAAGAATAAATCTAGGTTTTGATAAACAATTAGAACGATAATTTCCCTTTGATGGTTTATGTCTAATAAAGTTTGGTACGGAATGTTCCTCAAGATTTTTTTTCAATCTTGTGGCATGATCGCTATAATAAGTGCGACCATCTACGTCAGCATAAAAAGAAATCACAGGTGTCTTCATGGTCTAGTATTTATATTTGTTTTATCATGTGATAAAGAATGTCATCTGCATTCTCTAATTTTTTCACACGTTCGAAATTATGTTTAATTGCATCCATCTTACTATAATATAATTCTTCTGTTAATTGTGATGGATCAAATGATGAATCAAGTGTAATAATTCCTTCTGAATTGAAATAATTACCAATATCAGGTGTACCCCAATATACAGGTATTGTTCCAGTTGCAAAACAGTCTGTTAATTTTTCTGTAAAGTAAGTTGGATACTTATCATTTTCAATAACAATTGAAAACATATATGGATTCAAGGCACGACTTTTATCTCCCCAAGGTCGTTTCTCATATCCAAATCTTTGTGATCCTAATACACCACCATATAAATCAACTTTATCTTTCCATTTGTCTGCCAAAGCATGACGAACTTGATGACCTATTGTTGCTTGTTTTGGTGATGCTATTAGAGATACTAATTTATTCTTTTCAAATATTTGTTGATCTTCTATCCAAGGAAGGTTACTTCCAGCAAACGAGAAATGTAATTTTTTATTTTTACTGCAAAATGTCCTATCAGAAAAATAAACAGCATCATAGCTGTCACAAATCCGTTCAAGATGTTTTTCAAATAAATCTTTAGGAAAATTAAATTCATAAAATATCGCCCTTGATTCACAAATCCATGCTATCTTTTTTTCGTTAGGCTTCTTTACGTAATTTATTCCATGTGAAATAGCTGCATCTATAAAAACCTTGATATTGCTATCTTCTTTCGTCCATGAAAATAATTTAGGTTTCTTGTCAGAACAGGAAGACTGATCTGTATTAAACGGTGCTCCAATTGCTTGCATTATATCCATATTAAAAACAACTCACTTTCCTATATGGTATTTAGGAACGAGTTGCCAGTTAACTTTGTCTTTATGTGATACTATTTTAATTCTTGCTAAAGAAAGTTGTGGTGTGCTATATTCTTCAGGATCAACTGCATCACATAAACCCCACTCAATCAATAATTTTACAATAGTATTTCTTCTACCAATATCATCATCAGAAATATCACTCTCTAGATTATCAAGTATAAACATTTCTTTAAAATGCATTATTGCATAACGACCTCGCTTGTGCAGAATATGACAAGATTGAAATAGTTTATTTTCCTTTTTTGAGGATACGCCAATTCTTGTGAGGGTTTCCTTGATTTTTAAAAAGTCTTCTTTTGATTTTAGGGTCACTTCAACACCCAATCCATCAAAAATATCATCATTATTTTCTTCCATTAAATACTCCAAAAATATTAAATATTTATATTATTTAATATTTCCACCAGTATTTAATGCCTTCTTTAGATGATTTATTTGCTCTTTTGTTAGAATTTTGGAGGCTTCTACTGCCTTTTTATCCGAATATCCGTAATATTGCTTGATAATTGATATATCATCAGAATCAGTGGTCTTTTCTTTATGCCACTTGCTAAATCGTTTCTTTTTTCGAATATTCAGAAGATAATAATCATATTGCATCTTTTTACTAATATTATTATAAAAATTCATCATATTTGCCTCAAAAAGAGTATCTGGAAAATATGATAAAGATTTATTGATAATATAAGGAACGTAAACCCTCTCGCAACCAGGATCTACGTTCATTAGATTTTTCTTATTATCATTAATGCTATTGAGAAAATCAAAGATTTCCATTAGATAAACTCACATGTCATCATAAGTTCTACCAAGCAAGCCACCATATTGATCTCCTGATCGCTCACAAATGCAGCCTTGTACTGATACTCCCCAAGAACAATAATGGCTCCAGGAATGCTCATAGGGGCTAGATATGCATTTAGATTATCATAAATCTTTCTAAAAATATCAGTTTCTGACAAATGCACATTTGTTGCAACCCACTTTCGAACATTTGCGAAGTCCTTATTTTTCATAAATGAAATTAGATTCTTGATTTCATTATCAGCAATATTAATAAGAATACCTTCATCAATCTTACCAGAGACAGAATATCGCTGAAGTTCGTTTAGAATTCTACGAAAATCTGGGTAATGCTTCATGATAAGCTTGGCCAAAGCCTTTTTATCACAAATAACATTCTCATTTTTAAGAATATATTCACATCGTTCCAAAATTCCAGCACAGATAGAAGGACGTTCCTCGTTAGAGATTGTAAAATCGATACAAGTACATCGTGAATGAATTGGTTCAATGATTCGTGACTTGTAGTTACAAGTCAAAATAAAACGACAATTACTTGAAAATTCTTCAATAGCTCCACGAAGTGCTGGTTGAATACTCTGTGCGTTTGAATAATCAAACTCATCAAGAATAACAACCTTTTTTGAATTTTCAGAAAATGAAACTGTGCTTGCAAATTGTCGAATCTTTGTTCGAAGTGTATCGATGTTTCCATCTTCAGAACAATTAATAAGAATCCAATCTGCATTCAATTCATTACAAAGTGCCTTGGCAACAGTAGTTTTTCCTGTACCAGCAGTACCAGAAAATAGAAGATTTTGTGGTTCTCCTTTAGCAACCATGTCCTTGAAGGTCTTCTTCAAGGACGATGGGAGAATACATTGATCAATGATTTGTGGTCGATATTTTTCGACCCAAAGAAATTCAGTATTATTCATATTATGCAGTATACCGTGAGTTAGGTTCCATTGCAAACCAATAAGAGAGATTCAGATTTTCATTATCAAATTGAACTGCTACGTTCTTTGCAAATGAAATCTCATAATCTCCAGCCAAAAGACGAATATTTTCCATCTTAAAATTAAGTTCAAATTCAGCACCATCAGCATTACCTTCAAGTTCTACCTTGTAGCTATTACTTGTTGGATCCTTAAGATCACAGATGATCGCGTAGATAATACTACCATCACTCTGGAATGAAAGATCTGGAAGTTGTAGAACTGATGAAATTCGCTGAAGTTCATTGAACATACCTTCTTCGATACGAGTCTTTACCGTAACTGGTGGCATATTTACTGACTTCGTTGGATATGTGAGAAGTCGAGGTTCCGAATAATAATAATTTACAACTGAATTATTCGGTCCAATGATCTTTACACTCTTTTCACCAAATTCAAACTGAGGGTTGCTGAAAAGACTCACGACTCCAAGGAATTTGTTAAGATCCCAGATACCAAATTCGACATCAAAAGTCTCTTCGATAACTGCCTCTCCCATACCACTCTTGGATGGTGTGATTGTCTTGATTACATTCCCAGGCTTTACAAGAATATTTGAATTCATATTTGCAAAGTTCTTGAGAATAGAAAGTGTTGTTTTACTGATTGTAATTGCTGTAGATGTCATATGTACTCATTATAATTAGTTTATTCAAAGTCGTCAAGGTCATCTTCATCAAGATGTTCTAAATTACCGTCAACATAACTTCGAAGTTTATTCTTAAAATCATTACGTTCTGAAGAACGCTCTTTATCTTTGATGCGACGATCAATATTTTTCATTGTTTGCTTGTGAACGCCCTTACCATTACGATCTGTATTTTTCGACATGTTTTCTCCTAAAATTCTACCCAATGAAGTCCATTGATATCGCGGACTCTAGTATATACGATACCAGTTGCGAGATCAAGCCATCTATCTCCTTCGTTAGTTTCAGATGGTTCAACTTCAGCTCTAAAAAATCTAGATGCTACTTCTAATTCTTTCCAATTTGTAGTGTTATTTAATGGTATTATATTTTTAGTTGGTTTTACGGCAACATATTTCTTGCCAAGATATTCTACAACATCACCAGTATTATATACACTATAATAACCATCAGGATCATATTTCCTGTATTTTCCTCTAAAATTTAGTTCTTGTGGTGTTTCTTCTATAAACATCTCAGATCATCTTACTGAAATTATTTTTCTTTTCAAAGTGAATGACATGGTTGAATTTATCCACTATTTGATCGGCTTTATGACTGATTACAAACACGTTTGAATTTACACCTAATGTATTTAGTAATTTCATTACTTCATCTGTTCCAACTGAATCCAGTGATGAATCAAAAACCTCATCCAAGATAAGCAAATTGCAATTAACACTATTTTTTAGTTTAGCAATTTCCCTCCATGCCAATAGAAGAGATAGATCAATACGCATCTTTTCTCCCTCACTAAAATTCATGTAAGAAAACTCATCTCGATTTCGACTTTTAATAACTTCTTGAAAATTTTCATCTAGATAAAATTGAACAAAGAAATCCATAGATTTTAAATACTTATTGATATTTTTATTCATTGATGGAAGATAATGCTTGATGATCTTAGCCTTTACTCCACTATCCTTTAGAATATCTGATATTTGTTCAAGTTGAATATATTCTTCCTTCTTTGATTCCTTTTCTTCTTCAAATATTTTCAATTGAATATTATACTCATTCAATTTATCTTTTTCTTTTACAATGTCGGTTTGATTTGTTTCTGTCTTCTTCAACTTAGATTTAGCGTGTTCAATTGTCATATTAATTATGGCAATCTGATTCTTTAAATCTTTGATTTTATCATCAATATTATTATTTGCTTTAAGTTTTTCTTTGATGGAAGAGATGCTTGACGTTATCGTTTCGATTTGACTTTCGAACGTCTTGTTAGCTTCCTCGAACTGCTTAATATTTTTTTCGATCTCTTCGAGGTTAGTTTTTTTCGTTTCCTCTGTAATTTTGCCTTTACATTTCGAACAATTTTCTTCTTTCTCATAAAATTGTTTTTCCTCTATGGCATTTGCCATCTTAAGAGAGATCTGAGCAGTAAACCTCTGAAATTTAACTAAATCTTTTTCTAGAGTAATTAAATCTTGTTCATCAATCTTTATCTTATTATTATGATATTCTGATATAGTACTATTTAGAGTATCAATGGTGGATTGGTTACTTTGAATGGTGTTATTCAATTCTTCGATTTCATCCTCTGACAATCCTACTGTTTTATTAATAATAATTTTTTGATAATCAATCTTTTGTTTTTGATTTTCAATCTTATTACTTAGTTCTCTAAGATTTTCTTTACTTTGTAATATCTTACCCTTCAATAATGTATTCATATTTGTAAATACATTAATATCTAAAATATTTTCAATAACGGATCTACGATCAGCCGCTGTCAATTGCATGAATGGAATGAAGGATGAACTACCAAGAATTACTACTTGAGTAAATGTCTTGTAGTTCATTTTAATAATTTGCTGTTCAAGTAAGTCTTGGTAATCTGATGTTTTTGCATCCTGATTAATTAATTTACCATTTTTAATTATCTCAAATAATTTTGGACCAAGACCACGACGAATTACATATTCGTCAGATCCAATTGAAAAATACAATTCAACTAAACATTCTTTCGTGTTGATTGAATTCTGAAGCTGTGGAATATTAATTTTTCTAAATGGTTTACCAAACAAAGCAAAGGTAATCGAATCCAATAATGCAAATGATTTACCACTTCCATTTTTTCCACACACCAAAGTTGTTGGAGATTTTAACAAATCAAGTTCGGTAAACTTATTACCGAATGATCCGAAATTTTTAAACTTTATCTTCTTGAAGATGATCATTATCTAATACCTTCTCTGGAACAATCATTGAACGAAATACAACTTTTTTTTCTTCGTCTTTTTCAAATAGAAATTCATCTGCTGATTTTTCAATCATAATGTCATACTCTCCATGTATAATTCTTTAATTATCATCTTGATCCTGTCTTTATGAATAATATTTTCATTCATATCAATCTCTGAAGCTATGATACTGATTGTATCTTGAGTAATATCAACTTCAGATTCTTCATTATCATTATTTTCAAAATCTTCTACTACGGTCAATTCTTGTAATTCACATGTAGCCAATGCATCCATTAGCATATCAAAAATTTTAGGTTTTTTCTTATTTAAGACAATAACCTTTACATGTGTATTTTTGATTTTATTTGCATCTGGTTTTTCGAATCCATTTACATCATCATATTTAATAATGTTGAATATTTTTCTAGTATTCTCAATGAATTCTAATTCTCTGGTATCTGTATCTAAAATAGAAAAACCCTTTTTAGAATTTACATCACCAAAACTCAATTCATATTGAGTACCCAAATAATGAATATTTTGTTTGGATTGACGTAGATGAAAATGTCCAGATAATACTTTGTCGAATTTACTGAACATCTCTGAATCAGATCCAGAGGAATGACGGATATTTGTAACTACTTCGAATCCGTTGATTTCGAAATGCCCAACAAGTATAGAAGCAGATGTAGTTTGAAGGAAATCCAAGCAATCATTTTCGTTATCATTTGTTATCCATGGCACTATGCCAATTTTGAGTGTATCAAATTGTAATTCTGTAGGTTTATCATATAAAATAATATTCTTAGAATCACCAAACAATTCATTTATTGAATTTATAAAATTGGTATTCTTGTAAAATGTATCATGATTACCAAGTGTAATGTGTAAATTAATATTATTGTCAGCAAAGAATCGAATAAATCTATCTTTTACTTGATGTAATGTATTAAAATTTACATACTTACGGCGATCCATCAAATCACCCATATGAATCACATCTTTGATGTTATTTTGATGTAGATATGGGAAAAACTGCTCTTCGAAGAATTTAAGTGATTCTTCCAAAAAGAACAGTGAGTCGTTTTTATGACCAAAATGTGTATCTGATATTATTGCAATTTTCACGACTTTTTACGTTTTCTTTTCTTTGGTTGAGTTTCTTTTTCCATCTTTTCTATATCATTCTCTGATAAATAAAAGTTTTTCTGTAGAAATTCAGCAAATGTAGCAGATTCGTTGTGTTCCTTTAACCATTCAGAAAATTTAGCATCTATATTATGCATTTCTAGACATTTATATTTAATATATGCTTGTTTCTTTTCTTTTTCGATTCTTCGTAGAAATGCAAAATAAATTATTTGTGTGAAATATGAGAATGGATTCTTTGATTTGGAATCATCAAAATTATGTGCATATTGCAAACAATTTTCAACGCCATCACTTATCATATCTTCCCTGAATGGGTAGTTGATAAAATTAGGTCTTTGGGATAAATGTTCAGCAATCTTCATAAAGCATTCACCAATATAGTTTGTAACTGGTGGTATTGGTTGTTTCTTCTTTAATGCTTTATTCACAACCTTTTTCCAAGAATTCATTTCTGTTAGAAATTCTTCGTTATTTATATAATGTTTTAACTTTTTGTCTTTTTTTATTTCTTCCATATCGTCATTATACATCATATTCGATATACTTTCAATATTAATTTAAAAAAATGTCAAGATTGCTCTTGACACGTTTTCAGTAGATAATTATAATTACTTTGTCTGGTATAAGGAAGACTAGGTTTCTTCAAGATCTTAGAGATAATCATCTGACTTGGGATCTGGATTCCAATCACTAAACTTGTTACCAAAATCTTTACGAGTTTTCTCATCACCAGTAAATTTTGCTTTCTTCTTTACCTGATCAATCATAGTTTGAATCATTTCTGGATCTAGTATACCAGCAGAAATTAGATTCATAATTGCTTCAGGTGGAATTACCATATTCAAATAAATCATTGGTCTATCCTGAAATTCTTTAGGAATAATATTATTTTCTATATTCTTCTTACGCTTACGACGCTTTCTGCGTCGTTTTTCTTCTCTTTCAATTTCTTCATATGGAATTTCATCTTCAAAAGGAATCTCATCTCCAGAGAATGATGGATTGAATATCTGTTCCATAATAGCATCAACATCTTTCATGTACTGTTCTATTTCTTGTTCAGAAAGATTATTTTTCAATTTTTCTTCATTTTCATTTTTCTCTTTTTCAAGAGTATAATGACGTACACATTTCTTACTAGCATCAATTATTGCCACGACTCTATCTTTACTTAATTCAATAGTTTTTATATCACTATTATTTAACCAATCCTTCATAAAAGTAACATCTACACCAAGTCCATTTTCATCGGACATAGTGGTTGTTAAAAATACCATCGGATTGTTTACTATGTATTTTTCGGAGTCTTCTTGAACGTCGGCAATTAATTCTTCGCCATTGCTCAATTTGAGTATTTTACAATTCATTGCTCCTCCTATAATCTTATGTTCTTGATATCGAACGTAAACTTCTCTTTAGTATATAGGTCAAGCCTCTCATCCATATGTCTGAGGGTGTGATTTCTATATGACTTCCAGGATAAATTATCACCAATATCGAACACAGTAGCCTTATCTTTTCTGTCTGATTTACGAAGACCTCTACCAATAGATTGTAATATTCTTACGACGGATTTTGATGGAGATGCAAATATAATTGCATTTATGTTTTTAATATTAATACCAGTACTACAAGTACCATAAGATGCAACAAGAATACTATTTGTATGCTTATCAACGATATTTCTAATCAATTCTCGTTGTTCAATATCAGTCTTCCCATATATCATAAATGTATCTTTAGTTTTAGACTTATTTAATTGATTGAACAATGGTATACCATGTTTTTCAACAAAATTAAATAGAACCAGAACATTACCAGGAATATTATTGGCCAAATTACAGATAAAATTATTTCTTTTCGTATTAGTAATGAGCCATTCCATTTCATGTTGAT